CATCAATGCCCGACGCCTCGTCGAACACCAGCATGACGCCCGCCATGTTGTGCACGCCTGCGTACGAGTCGGGGTTCTCCGCAGACCACAGCCGCCCCTCGACGCCCCAGTAGCGCGTGCCCATGCGCAGGTCGCGCTCGACCAGCTCGGTCAGCCACTTGGCTGGCATCAGCCGTGTGGCGCTGACCTCAAACCAGTGGCTGTTGAGGGACATGCTGAGCCACTTGGTGATCTCCGCCCAGGTGACCGACCGGAGCTGCGCTTCCGAGTTAGCCGACACGATCACTGACCCGCCGATGCGGGTGCTCAGCATCCAGATGACCAGCCAGCTCACCAGCGCCGACTTGCCGATGCCGCGCCCCGACGAGGTCGCCATCCTGAACGTGTCGTAGTCGATCTTGCCGTCGTTGGCCTTGATCGCGTCGCCTAGCTCGCGCAGCACCTCGCGCTGCCACTTGCGCGGCCCGGTGAAATGCTCAAGCGGCGTTCCCTTCGCGCCCCACGGGAACGTCAGCAGCACAAACGCCAACGGGTCGTTCTTGATCTGCTTGGACCAGAGACGGCTCATCAAGAGCATCTCTTCGTCCGCTGTATACTGAGTCGTCTGCAAGGCTCTGTTCCTCTATGACGGTGTACACGCCCTCGATCACGCGCCGTTCGGCCATCTCAAGCGCGCCCGTGATGCTGATGCGCTGCTCCACGTCTACGCTGATCTGCTGCTTCGCCACCCAACCGTGAACGTGCTTCAGGATCTCCAGCGCCGCCTTGGCGTCGCCGCCTGCGGCTGCGTCGTGCAAGACCGACGAGATCTCCATCTCGCCGTCCGCGCGGCCCTTCAGTTCGGCCAGTTCGGCCAGTGGGTCAAATTGGCATAATTGGCGGTACTCCGCCGGGAGCAAGCCAGACGCCAGCGCCAGTGTATCACCTTTTAAACCTTTACGTGCGGCCGCATAGATCGCGTCAAGACGCGCTTCGGTCGCGGTGAGTTTGCGCGGTTCATGGGGAATGGAATGCCAGCTCATAGCTGTTTTTTAAAATAAAAAAAAAGTTTGTGCAAACCCTTCGTGACCGATGACCGGCGCGGCCCGGCCCTCCCCCCCGCCCCTGCGCCGAGGCCGATTGCTGCCAGCCCTCAGCCGCCCGCGCCCTGCCGGCAGCCATGGGCAATGCCCAGACCGCCAATGCTGCCAGCCAGGCAGGCGATCGCGTCGAGCACGTCAAGCACGTCGAGCGCGTCGAGCGCGTCGAGCGCGTCAGCCATTGGCAGTTTGGGCAATCGGTCAGCCATTGGCAGTTTGGGCAATCGGTCAGCCATTGGCAGTTTGGGCAATCGGTCAGCCATTGGCAGTTTGGGCAATCAACCGATTGGCGGTCGGCATTGGCAGTTTGGGCAGTTTGGGCAATGCCGAAACAGATTGCCCAGATTGCCAATGATTTGACACGCCGGGCCGGGCCAAAATGCGCGGCGCATGGGTCATTGGTCATTTAGGCACTTTAGGCAGTGCGCCAAAAGTCGCCGCCAGAACGCGCCGCGTATGGGCAGCAGCGCCCATTATAGGTCTATATAAGTTTTTTGTTTTTATCTAAATCATGACCCATAATGCCCAAAACCCTCTTTTCCCCGGCGTTTACAGCCACATAGCTATAGGCAATCGTACCCTCGCAGACTTGCCTTTTGGGCACCCAAGTTTCACCCAAAACGGGCATCAAAATTCTTTTTGAGCCATCTGCAAAACATTGCTTGACAACACCGCAGCGCCGCGCTATGTCACGAGGGTAGGCAAACGGAAAACAAACACATGACAAAATATTCTGCCGAAGAAATCCGCCGCATTGATCAAGCCCTGACCGAAACACGCAACGCGTTGACCCGCGCAATGCGCTATCGCGAAGACCTGCGCGATGCCGACCTGATTGATTTCTACCACCAGCACATCGCCAAGCTTGAGGCCATGCTGCTGGCCTGACAGACGCAAGTCTAAGCCGCGCGCCAGCAACGGGCGCGGCTTATGCGAGCGCCTTCGCTCGACAAGGGGAGCAACACGCATGACAACCATTCTCTCAACAATTTTTGACGCCCTGGCGGCCGCAGCAATCGTCGCTGGCGTGATCTGCATCGCCATCGCGCTGAACCCCTAAAATACAGGAACCGCAATCATGGCCATCAAATTTAACCGCTTCATCGAGATCCGCATTCGCGCTGACAAACACGGCCGCCAGCGCGCGCATTACTGGACCACACGTTCGAACCGCTGGCTGCCGCTGTCGCTGGCCGCTGCGGAACTGGCCATTGCCACGGGCGAGCTGTATGGCTGCCGCGCCGAGGCGCATGTGCCCTACGTGGCTGCGCAATCAGACGCCACGTAAAAAAGTCAGCCGGATCGCAAGAAACCGCTTTACAGCACTGCGATCCGGCTCTACATTGGAAAAGTCAAAACGGGAGCCAAACAAATGCGCCACATGCCTCTTTACGAAAACGGTGTTCGTTACGAAATCGAGATCCTGTATCCTGTACGTGCTCGCAAAGGCGAGCGCAAAGGCCCGCACGGCCAATTGCTGAAAAACATTGTCGGCTATTCCGACAACCTGGCCGCAGCGCAGGTAGACGTGGCCGCGACGCTGGCGCACCTGACGTACGGCGAGTTACGTGAAGTGCGATATTTTTGCGAGCACGCATGGGTTCGGGATTGCATGACCGCGCAGCCGATCCTGCGAGTGCCGGCGCAGGCCGCCACCTGACGACGACGCAAGTCTAAGCTGGCGCACAAGCGCCAGCTTATGCGAGCGCCTTCGCTCGATAGGGGAGAACCACACCATGCTTAAAGTTACGCTTTCTATCCGCGCCCTGCGCGCCGTCCTGGTCGCCGTCTCAAGCGAAGAGACGCGCTACTATCTGAACGGGATCAATCTTGAATTTACGCCTGATGGCGTCGTCATGGCCGCCACGGACGGGCACCGCATGATCGTCCTGCGCCAGCCGTACGGCGAGCACGCCGCGACAGCGGCGCACGCGAGCGTGATCGTGCCACGCGATCTGGTGGCCAAGCTGAAAGCGAACAAGCGCGACGGCGACGCAATGACGACGCTGACAATCGCCGACGACGGCAAGCTGACGTTTGAACATGCGGGCGAGTCGTTCGGTGGATCTCGCATCGACGGAACCTTTCCTGACTACCGGCGCATCGTGCCGCAGGATCTTGACGGCAAGCCCGCGCAGTACAATCCGGCCTACTTGGCCGACTTCGCCAAGGCCAGGCAGGAGCTGACCGGCCAGAAGGCCGACCGCGATGGCAAGACTAGCCCCATCGTGCGCTACAACGGCGGCAGCCCGGCCGTGGTCGATTTCGCCTATAACACTGGCTTCGACGCGTTCGCCATCATCATGCCGCTGCGCACGACTGACCGCACGCTTTACTATTCGTGGGCGAGCGCGCCTGCGCAGGAATGGCCGACCGCCTGACGCGCTAAGGACGGCCCACGGGCCGTCTCATAGCGCGCCAGAGGGCGACGCAACACGGGAGAAGACATGACCGACATTATGAACAGCACCGACATCATCAACACGATCCGCGACGATCTGCGCGCGCGTCACGGCTATGAAAGCGACCAGATTGGTCGCTATCTGCGCATCTATCCCGCCGATTTGACCAACAGCACCGACACCGGCAGCGTGTTCAAGCACGACGACCTTGGTCGCGTGGCGGCGTTTTACCGCCGCGTGTCGGGCCACGCCGCAGCGCAAGGGGAATGACATGCCTAGACACAACGGATACGCAACCTACAGCACCTGGCGCGTCAAAGTTGACGTGTTTAAAGATTTTGACTTGGACGACTGGTGTCTCGACATGCTCGACAGTGTCGAGCTGGCTGGATGGATGCGCGACCATACTCGCGAAATCATCGAAGAAGACGCAGGCGAAGGCATAGCGCGGCTTTACGCGAAGCTGTTCCTCGCCGACGTGGACTGGCAGGAACTGGCGCAGACCGCGCGAGACGAATACGCGGCCAATAACGACCAACAGGAGCTGGATCTGTGATGCACCTCGCCATCGCCGTCGTGCTGTTCGTCGTCATACCGTTCGCGCTCGTGGGCGCAACCTCACTCTGGGAGCACCTGTCAGATGACGACGACACGCTACGCTGACGAAACGCGCACCGCGACGCATCGCGGCTGCGTCGTGGGCTACTACGCCCGCGCCATGCCGCTGACGACAGGCCCGCGCGCCTGGCGCGGCGTGACGCTCACGGGGACGTTGGTGTACGCGGCCACGCCGCGCGACATCGTCCAAGCCCTGCGCGAGGCGGCCACGTCATGACGGACTGGATCGCGCACTACGCGGCCGTCAAGGCCCGCATCGCTGTCGGACGGCCGCGCCCTGGCGCGGCACCGCCAGCACCGGCACCGGCACCGGCACCGGCACCGGCACCGGCACCGGCTCCAACGCTGGAGCTGTACAAGACAAACACCGCGTGGGTCAGGCTCACGCGGGCCGAGCACGCCGCCCTGCCGCACGTCCAGGCGCGGCGGGCCAAGCTGGCGGCCAAGGCCGCACGGGCTGCCGAGCACAAGGCGCGGTATGACCTGACGGCGGAGGCGCTTGAAAACCTGTGCGCGGACATCATCGCTCGCCACAAGACGACGTGGCTGGCGGTCACCGGGCGCTCGACAAGCAAGGCGCTCATGCTGCCACGCGCCGAGGTCTACAAGCGCCTGCTGAATCTCGGCTGGAGCTACTCAGCAATTGGAAAAGCTTGCGGCCGCGATCACAGCACGATAATGTATTACGTCAGAAGATGGAGCGACAAGCATGACAAAGCCTAAACAGCATCCTGCCGCGCAGCCTGCGCCGCAGACGATCGAGCAGACCTTGCAAGAGCGCGAGGCGACGCACGGCGATTTCGCCAACGTGGCGTCCTACGCGCAGCTGTTGAAAGACATCCTGCGCGAGTCGAAAGGCTACATCAACATGAACGACGCGCAGCGCGAGGCGTGCGAAACCTGGCTGATGAAGACCGCGCGCCTGATGGCGGGCGATGTCGATCACATCGACCATGCGCACGACATCGCCGGTTACGCGACGCTGTACGTGCGCGCCTGTGGTGCCCGGCTGGCCGCCAGCGAGGCCACGGCAGCAATGGAGGCAGCCATGGCTGCGCCACGCTACGAGGCGGGCGACGTGACGGTGACGCTGGTCAACGGCCGCGCGGCGTGAAGCCGCACGCGACACGGGCGGCGTTTGAAGCGATCAAGCGCGACGCCTGCGCCGAGTGCGGGATTGACGTGGCGACGTTCGACAGCGCGACGCGCGTCGCGGCCGCCAGCACCGCCAGGCATCTCGCTTGGTGGCGTGCGCGTGACCGCCTGACGGTCTCGTATCCGCAGCTGGGCGCATGGTCAGGCGGGCGAGATCCGACGACCGTGTGGCACGGCGTCCACTCGCTGGACGCCTGGCTGGATGGACGACCGTTCGAAGATGGACTGCGCAAGCGCACGCGAGCGCGGGAGTACTACCAAGCGAAGAAAGCAAGAGGTGAGATATGACTGACGACATCGTGACGCGGCTTAACAGTTCACACGCTTTTCTCGGTGACCCTCTGCATAAAGAAGCCGCCGACGAGATCGAGCGGCTGCGAGCGGCGTTGAAAGAGATTGCAGCCCAAGAATGGCAGTTTGCATATGCACCTGTGCAGAGAATGGCTCGCGTTGCCTGCGCCGCGCTTGAAGGGGAGAAGAACAATGACTGACGATTTTATCGTGGACTTAAAAGATTACATACGGATCGAACACAAATATCCCCGCGAAGTGTGGTGTGATCCTGACGATGTTCAGGCTGCAATTGACGAGATTGAGCGGTTGCGAGTGACGATGGATGTTTTGCTTGTTGATCGGCGCGCAGCACTTAGCGAAAATCATGATTTGTGGCGCGAGATTGAGCGTCTGCGGGCGGAGTTAGCACTGGCTCACGCCACGCTAGGCGACCAGACGTGGGGACGAGAGCGATGATGCTGCGACTTGATCCACCGCTGCCCGTCGTGACGCCGCAAGGCAAGGGGCTGGCGCACGTCCTGATCGACTACGGAGCTGAGCACGACCTGTGTTGGGTCGTGTTTCAGGACAGCAGCGAGTGCTGGACGTGGCGCAATCAGGACATCAGGGCCGAGACGAACATAACCTTCGGGAGAAAGTAAAGTGAAAAACACCGCAGAACGCAACGCGCTAATCACCCAGCACTACATCGCCGGACGCAAAGTATCTGACATCGCACGACTGTTCGGTCTCGGGTCTCCGCGCGCTGTCCAGCGGATCGCTCGCCAGCAGGGCGCACCGGCACGCAAGAATGGGAGGCCGCGTCATGCTGCCTCCTGACCATAAAGCCGTCCTGCGCGCTTTGGCGGCGGAGGACGGGTGCCAGGCGTCGTTAAAGGCCGCTGCGCACATCGAATACATCGAACGGCGGCTCACGAGCGCGTTAGACCGAGTGCGGCATCTGCAACAGAAGCTGCACAGCACACGCAGCCAGCGCAATGAACTTCGGCGTCAATTGAAGGAGAAGGAAAATGATTGAGGTAATTTCTGTGCTGATAATGATCCCACTGGTTGTCATGATCTGGGTTGGGGCAGCAGCAATTGGCTGCATTTTTTGGAGGGATTTTTACCGTGATTGAAGTTCTTATTTTTGCGCCGATCATCTTGGCGGCGTGGATGACAGGTGTGGGCATGATAGTCATGACCGCAATGCTGCTGTGGAGCTTGTTTAACAATAAGTGAAACAATTTTAGATAAAAAAGACATGCACCAGACATAAAACCGCAATAAGCTCCGCCGCGAACGACGGAGGCGGCGACATGATGCTAAGTGCGGCAGAATTGCAAACGCTGATCGTGCAGATGGGCAGCACCGCACGTGTCGCCGAGCATATCGGTCGAAACGAAAGCACAGTCCGATACGCGATCCGGCGCAACAAGCCGATCCGCGTATCGGATTTGATTCGCACCGCTAGCCTGCTAGAGGCCGAAGTAGCGGCGCTACGTGCAGCGCGCGACGCCAAGCCGCCGATCCGCACGCGCATCATTCCCGCAAGAGAAGGCCGTTCAACCCGCGTTGTCGCGATAGGCGACACGCACGACGAACCAGGCATGGCCAAGGACCGCTTCAAATGGCTGGCGCGGCATTGTGTCGCACGTATGCCGGATAGAATTGTTCAGATCGGCGACTTCGCGTCGTGGAACTCGGTCTCATCCCATGAAGAGCGCGGCAGCGTAGGCCACGCGCAACGTCCGTCGTTTCAAGCGGATCTGCAATCCTGCGGCGAGGCGATGGCCGCGTTTTATAAAGAGACATCCGGCCTAAGCATTCCGCTGGAGCTGGTCTGCGGCAACCATGAAGACAGAATCCAACGGTTTGAGAACAAAACGCCAGAAACTGTTGGAACTTTGTGGGCGCAGTTTGAAGACCTGTGCGCTAGGCATCGCTGGCGACTCCACCCCTACGGTCAATGGTTGGTCATTGACGGTGTGGGCTTTGTGCACGTCCCCATGAACATCATGGGGAGGCCATACGGCGGGCAGCAGTCCGAGAACCAGATCGCAAATCATGCCACCCACAGCATCGTCTTCGGCCACACACACCGCGCGTCGTTTCGCAAGACACCCAAAATCGGCGCGAACAACTCAATCGAAGTGATGAACCTGGGGTCAGCCATGCCGCACGGCTACGTGGCTAAGTATGCCGGCACGGCGACGACCGGCTGGTCATACGGCGTCTATGAGCTGGAACTGCGCGGGGGCCACATCGTGTCTTACACGTTCACGTCAATGGCGCAGCTCGAAGAACTGTACGCCTGATGCCGGGGCTACATCCGCAAGAAAAACTCATTCACGAACTTGTGAACGAGTTCCGGTATAAATGGAGCGGG